CCATATGCATATCTAAAAATAAATGCTCGCGGTATTACTATAAAAAAAAATATCATTCCATAAAAGAAACTAAGTATACGAAATGGTATATTATAGCCAATTGCCTGATTGGCAGATATTTTTCCACCATACATAGCAATACCTAGAAATATTAAAATTAAACCATTAACAAGTATTGACTTTGCTATATTATGTATTTGATGCGATATAGGATTAAATTTACTTCTTTTCTCTAATTCAATAGAAGCCTTTAACTTTTCAGCACGCTCTTTTTCCATTTCATTTTTTTTATTTTCATTTTCTTTTTTAAGTTTTGCAACAGCCTTATCTTGTGTTTCCTGTACCTTCTGCTGTTTTGCATAATCATCTGCTTTAGGATCCGATACGGCTTTAGAAACCTCGTATTGGAATTTATTATATGTCTTTGTTATAAGGTTCCCCATCTATTTTAATTATAACTTTTCATTTAATTTATTCTATCGCGTTTTATTAGGTAAATGGATTATTCTGTCGTTATTCCATCTTATAAAAGACCAGAAGGGTGTCGTGATAAAACGCTTGCCGTACTACATAAATACAAAATCCCTAAGGATCGCATTTTTGTAGTAGTAGCTAATAAAGAACAACAGGCTGAATATGATGCCATATTAGACCCTAAGACATATGGCAAGATTCTAGTGGGTGTGCCTGGATTGGCGCAAGTAAGAAATTGGATATTCAAACATTTTCCAAAGGGTGAACCATTAGTGTGCTGTGATGATGATATTCGCTCTTTTATCGAATATGATGCCTCTAAAAAGCGCCATGAACGACCACTCCGGAGTCTCAAACATGTAATTGAACGGGGGTTCTCAGAATGTAAAAAGATAGGCGCCAGATTCTGGGGCGTTTATCCTACCGCAAACGGCTATTTTATGAAGCCAACTGTATCTACAGATCTTAAATTTGTGATAGGGAGTTTTTGGGGCTGCTTCAATCCAGGTTCAGAAATACAACTTGAGCGGAGTGAGAAGGAGGACTATGAGCGTACATTGAAGTTCTTTATGAAAGATAGGGCTCTAGTGCGGCTTAACTTTGTATCGCCTAAGACTGCATATTACAAAGAGCCTGGTGGAATGCAAACACGCGACAGACTCAAACATCAATACGCAGCAGTAAGGGCTCTTATAAAAAAATACCCGCAATTTGTAAAATCAAATCCAACGCGAAAGTCTGGATTTCCAGAGATTCGTATTGCTGATAGACGACTAACGCGCAAGAAACGTGGTGAATAAATTACGTTGCATATTTCATCCCACCCATACCACCCTCGACAACAAAGAAATTTAGACTTTCCACGTATACTGTGTAATTATAAAGGTACTTTGTATCATTCAATAATGGCCATATATCAATATCAAGCTGAAATTTTCGCACCCTACTTGTGTTCAAGGTACCACTTGGTTTTATCCATTTAGATGTATCTAAGGCAAACGAATAAATTGCCATTCCTGGTGGAAATACTCCCGCGGCGTATTTCCATGAAGATAATTCATTAAAATACTGTAGTGGTTTTATTTCCTGTATCTCATTTCCATCACATAAAATACGCATCTGTCGTATAATATCACGCTGTATACCTATGCCTATCAATCCAGATGAACCGCCTGTGGGTATTGCAGATTTCGTAGGAATAAATGGCGCCAAAGGATATTGCCACCAATTTGTGTAGTTTACCCAAGAATTTCTATAGTTTACTGAGTCTGTTCTTCTTGGCAAGATAATAAGACGTGGAACTGGGTTATGTGTAAATAGTTCAAATAGTTGACGTGAATTTATACTGAGAAATTTATATGGCGTGACCTGTCGTACAATATATGTGAGTGGTGTAGTAGCAAATTTTTGTCGTTCATAATCAGTTAAAAATACCTGTGTAACCTGTAGTCTTGGGTTTAATGGCCACGTGTTTAAACTTGGTACAGTATATCCTGCATCCGTTAAGTAGTCTCGTATATATGTTCCAGTTGTTTCAATCAGCGGTGTATACAAAATATTCCCTGATTGTTTTTGTTCGAGAGTATTCGAACTATCTACATAAAATCCAGGTCTTACACGAAACCCCGTAGGATCTAGAATTGTGTATAAGTCCTGAATAGGTCGTAAAGTGAGTTGAACCGAACATTCGTGATATTGTAATGCTATAAGGGGTAAAGCCTGTTGGGCACTTTGCGCGAACCAAAAACTTAGAGGCAATGTTATGTCACGACTAGGAATCGAGGGAAAATTATTTTGTGTAGTTACTGTTGGATCTTTATATACATTAGGGTATAATCCTCGTGTTCTTTTTGTCTGTGAACCAATAATGCCGGAATATTGTCCATTTGCCGGATCATATAATTCTGGAACATCACCAACTAATTCTTGCCATTTATTATATTGAGTTTCATCTTGGTCAGTCAAGGCACTTGCAATAATATAGTCACTATCAAACTGTTGAACAAGCGTACCCCCAACAAAAAAAGAAGCATCTTGAATAATCTGAGCACCTATATACCTTACCCACTGAAACTCAAATTGACCGCCTCTTGTTGCCGTGTATTTACTATAAATATCGGGCAATGTAAATGTAAAATAGAGATCCATAAGTAAATCACCTACACGTTTAATCTTTGCCGTAATTTGTATTGGTTGATCAAAGAATAATTCTTGGGGTCCATCCATAGCAACTGTCACTGATTCAAATGCAAAATGACTGTATTTTTTCATGATTGTATAGAAATAAGTAAAATCTGGATTTCCACTCAAAATAACATTTTGCGAGCCGTATGCTACTAAAATATATAAACCGCCACCAGCCATGACAACTCTTCTTGTACCTGTGAAACAAGATGAGCTATCATTTTAGATGCTGTAAAAATGAGTTTGGTTAAATATTAACGTGGACTGCTTAAATTAAGCAGTCCGCGGTAATTGTGACTCTAAAGCCTAGAGAATCATCATTATGTTGTATAGACATTGTTTGTCCACCATGTATCAGCTAGATATGTTGTCATTACAGCGGAATTTGCACCGACAATCTTTGGTGATGGACCCATATTCATGAGTGTCTGAATCTCACTATAACTGAGAGCATAGTTGTAATAATATACACGACTGACCATACCTTTAGCCGCAGCATCAAATACAAGTATTTTTCTAGTTGCATTATCTCCTTGATTGAGTGAGGGGGTCTTCACCTGATCTACCGTATTTCTCCTTCCGCTAAATAAATATATATCTCCATAATTTTGGTATGGGGGTGTATTATCATTCATCTTTAGTTTTTGTTTTAAATTTCCATTGACATATATATATACAGTATTACCCTTGCATGATACTGTCAAGTGAAACCAATTATCTACGGGAATATTATTAATTTCAACAAAATTATTCCATGTTTTATATGAATTCATATAAATACGAATAGTATTTATGTCACCTCTACAGAAAATACCAGGCCCGAGTAACGGATACATTTTACTATACCCCTTATGTAAGATGTGCAGCAATTTTGAATCCCCACTAGAAAATGTGGCACTATTTATGTTTATAAACATAGAATAACTAAATTCTACGCCGGAACGCTGATTATCTGATAATAAAACGGTCTTTGCCTTCGGACTACCGGGATTTTGAATTGCCGTATACATCTTGGAACCAGACACATATGTGTCGGGAAATAGTTCAACTCTTTCTTTCCAAAGATGTACGAATGATTTATATAGGTATTCAGCCATTAGCATAGCAATATACAACAGCAAAACGGCAGCAATACCCGTTAACAACTGTGTTACTATATCAGTACCGGTAAGTTCCATCTATCTATCAAACATATGAAAAATGATATTATATAAACTATTGAATTTAACTGTACTGCAATTAAATTCAATATTGGATACTATAAACAATTTACGTAGAACTAATTAATTTCTCATATTTTTCATAGTACTTATTGGTACTAAAATAACTTTTTATCTTTGTCCATATACTTGTATCATTTGGACCACTTTGGTAAATTTTATATACTTGATCCGGAGAATATGCAAAATCGGAAACCTGTGTTTTTCCAATTAAACCACCAAATCCATAGGCACTGCCAAGAGATACAGAAAAGGTGCCGGGTGCCACTAAAAACACACCATTTAATACACAACTACGAGACATTTTTCCATCAATATAAACATCTACAGTTTTACCATTCAGAACAAGTGTAATATTTACCCATCGCTGCATATCAACAGTCTCAATGTCACATTTATCTATAATTTCATCACTATAAGAAGGGTTATTAGATCCAGAACTAATATGACGAATTTGATTTAATTCTGCAGGGGTTAACTTATATTTTTGAGTAGTATTTATTTCATTGCTCACGCGTACACCCAATTTAGTTGTATTCTTTCCGATATACATTATAATAGTAGCAAAATCATTACCACCGCTTACAGCCAAAAACGGTTTATTTAAACCTTTACCAACAGACCAGTCTGCTATATATATCCATGTGCTGATTGAAAATTCACCACCTTCATAAAGTGAAATATTTTCAGGCTTATATATCACTTGTTCATCATCATATGTTGCAGGCATTCCAGCTATTGGAGGATTAAATACAACCGCCTCATTAAATTCACCATCAGCACTTAACCACTTGTAAAAGTAATAGATTGCTATACCCACTACTACAAACATTGCCACGTTGGACATCGTAGAACCCGCTCCACCAAGTGATTCCATTGTACTCTATTCTGCTAAAATAGTTTATGCGTATTCAGAATTCCATAAATCAATTGGGCTCATTTTTTTCATACTATCACAATTTCCACCCGGGCACATAAATAAATCTTTCAAACTTGCCAAAGAAAGGCCTGGTAATTCAGGTAAGTCAGAAGACAAATATGGAGTTCCGTTTGTAGACATTGTGTCTGATATATAATTCCTTACATCATCTGTTTTCATAGCATATGGTACTAAACTCACTAATGCAATATTGCCCCCTAAACGCCCACTTGATACGGTTGTTCCGGGATCTCCTACGCGAATAGTTTCAGTAATATCATAATATGGCATAAATAAACATGTATGAGAAGCAGCCAATTTACCATTTACATAAATATTGAATTTACGTCCCTCCTTTACTATTACTAGACAACTCCAGCGTTGTAAGTATATTCCAGGAACTTCTAAAATTTCAGGTAATTCTTGATTATAAGTATATATTTCAAACACTACCGGGGCAGACATACTGTCGCGACCAGCATCTGGGGCTAATAAAATTTTGAGATTTTGATTACCTCCTATATTTACTGCCGTAGCGTAACTATCACTTACCTTAAAATTTGCCGTACGATCTTGTACTTGCGGATTTATATAGAAGCAAAGAGAAGCGCCGGACATATTTGCCCATAGTTTAGTCAAATCCTCGTTTGTACCTATTTGTTTTGATTCTGATAAGGATATTAGTTCAGGGCCTAGCAATTTAGGAGGGGATGGTAAAGTTAGATAACGTGTAGCGTAATATACGCTGTATGTTAGAAGTATTATTGCTGCCAAAAGCCAATATATGCGCATCTATTTCTTACTAATAAAGGATGTATTATTGTCAGAATTCTATTAATTAGTAAGTGCATTAAAATTACTTATATCAGTTAAATCGTTCATTCGGGCGTACATTTCACTCTGAGATATACTGTTTCCAAAAAGCCTGAGATTCATTACTTGTATACCCATTGATAATATCTTTGCCCCTTCTATAGTCGGTGGTGCTGCTGTGCTTCCTACAATATTTTGAGGAGCAAATATAAAATCTTGTCCACCCGTGTTAGGGTTGCGTGTAAGCGTCTTTAATTGTATTGTTCTTACTAATAAACCATTTAAATATGCTTCCAACGTATATTGATTTTTAACAATTCCTATGCGGAATGGTTTACGAACAGGGACATTATCTATTAAAGCGGTCTGTATTGAAACTGGTGACGCACTTGTTATTGATACAATTTCAATTTGATTTATTTGTCGATTCAATTCTACTTTTAAAATAAAATCCTGTGCTACTAACTTTTTTTCATCATTCACAGCACGGGGTGCTATCATAAAAAATGTACGTTTAAAACTATCAGGTATATCAGTACTGTCTAGTTTAAATACTTTATCATCAATAAGAATATCCATTGTTATACTATACGATGCTTGACCCTCTAAAAGGTTTGAATATAATGGTTTTATTTCACTATTCAAATCTGTATTATTTGTACCAATTATTATATTTTTTATATCCTTTTTTTCTGTCCAAAATTGGTCACTTTGATCTGTGCCGGGTATAAGTACAAAACCAGCAGCACCGGGATTTTCTTTAAAAATTGGATAAAACCACCTATCCACTACCATCAATAGAATACCTATAACTAAAATACCAGCAAGCGTGTACATAAATATTTGCAATAAACCAGTTCCTGCAACCGGCTGGGAAATCCCTGTGGCGTCAACCTTTGTGGGTACAGAAACAAGAGAACCTTTAGAGGCTATAGCAGTTGCCGGTTTACCTACTTTTTTTCCTATAGCCTGAATTTCCTTTAAAGCATCTGCTGCTATTTTTGCACGCCCAGGATCAGTCATTCTCTACCATATAGATGTCTTCTTCTTTCTTGTTTTTCTCTTTTTCTTGATTTCACTATTTAATTCACCATGTTTTCTCAAAGTTTGTGTTTTTGGATTATATCCAATTCGCTTATAATATGCCAATGACTCACTTGCCTTACACTTTATAAGTTTCTCTCGCAAGTAGCAAACAAAAGAAAGACGACTATATGGTTTATCTACACCCTGTGTTCCTGTATCTGTGCTGTTTAAATAAATATTTGGTAGCATATTATTGAATTTTTTATCTTCGGCAGTCTCTCGCATTTCCGTATTACAATGCCATTCATGAACATCCATCGCCAAAAAATCACCTGTTCTTAAATCAAACCCAATCTTATATCTTGGAAATAAAGTATAACCGCCGTGGTATTTTCCTCGTTCAATTACCGATAAATTTCCAAACCCTTTTCGCATGTCTCCATCATCCATATGAAGTCCTGTGCGGAAATTACGGTTCATTGTTACAGATGAAAAGGCTGTATCTGCAATTTGAAAACTAGGGTTTGCTTTTGCTTGTTTATACTGTAGTTGGTATCTGTCAGGAACAAGTTTCTTGAATAATTGATCTATTTCTTGAATATAGGGAATACCCGCTTTATATTGCTCAAAGTACTTCTGGGTATACGATGTAAGACGGCATGGAAGTTTCATAAATGGCGTCTGTTCAAAATATCCTAAAACGCTACTAAAAACATTATTATTCACACGCATTTTGCTCACTTTTCCATTTTCCATGTACCGAGCCGAGTGCCCATTGATTTCCGTGGGCTTCCGTTTTTTCCAATAGGCACTTTTCAAGTCAATCGGGCCCGCAGCAGCCCCGCGGTTACGAGATGCAGAAGCGGCATTGTAAAAGTTCTTCCAGGCGAGTTTCACAACGTCGTGAGGTATCACATTTTTCCGGAGTCTGGCTAAAAGCCGTTTGCCCCCAGGCGCCTCGGGATCCTTTGCGTACACGTCTACGTCGGTATCAAAAATGGTGTCCGCATCTTTCTCGCTGAAATATGTACCCTCTCTCGCCTTGATCTGGTCATCTGTGAGTTTGGGCTCTAGGATCACCTGTTTAACGCCTGCCACTTTTGCAGCGTGTACAGCTTGTTTCGGAATCTGTACACCCTCAAATAAGTCCTCGTCTGAGACGGGCATCCCTCTAAAGAGAGCCTATTAAATTACCGGGCTCTGCATCTAGAATTCTGAGAGCCCATTTCTTCTTAGAAGGCTTTATCCGTGATGGTACCATGGGCTGTCCATTTCTACTGTAAAAATATAAGTTAATGTGACGATTTGGTATTAATGGTGCTGCGTTCGGATTTTTCAGGGCCGCCTTTGATACTGTGGTCTGAATTGTTACCAATAATAGACATTGTCTCTTATCTTTTTCAGTATACGACTCTTCAAAATTATCAACGAGGTGAACTAGTTTAAGATGAAGATAAAACGCCCCTCTTCCTTTGAAAATATAGGCTGGGCGTTCAGGATATTGTTCTTTAGGTCCCTCAACTATATGTGATGATATTATGTATAAGTCTTTTTTAGTTAATATCTCTCTATACCGCCAAGTACCGAAGTCCTAAACGCGCAGCGTTTAGGGTAACAAGTACTCTTAATGTCAAGACTCGCTTTGCGAGTCTGACCTATTAAGTGTCATAT